TTTTGTAGTCAGCACGCATTAGCTGTAGAACACCGTCATCGCAATGATATTCGTGAGCGCAGTAATAACCACGTCGTTCTCACAACGAATACCATAGTCTGGGATGTTAATAGAGTGCGAATCTTCTGTGGCAAAGTCGATGTCTAGTACAGTAGCCCCACCAGAGCCATCAGTAATAGTTAATCGACCCGCACCAACAGCACTAGTAAGCACTTGGACTTGGCGTACACGAGCGGGGCCTACGCCCAAGCTACCGGTACCACCAGCAGCAACCCGTTTGGTTCTAATATCTGAACTAGACATAGGTTTTTCCTCTAGTTAGTAAGGATTAACCTGCTGAGACTGCTAGCGTACCGGCATTGTTCCAGATAGCGCCCGCAACACCCGGATCGGAAGTAGGGATAACAATTACGTTAGCAGAGCCGAGTAAATCAGCGTCGCCAGTAATAGCAATCTCAGCAGCAGTGACGCCGCCAGCGGAAGTAACAAAGCCATTAGTCGAGTTGACTGGGCCTGTAAAAGTGGTGTTAGCCATTTGAGAATCCTCACATGCGAGTTAATTTGGGGTGCATCTGTCTGCATGTCGTCAGCCGGGACTGTCAGATACACCGGATGACCCCGGTATGGTCTTACTATATACCATTTCGGAGGTAAGTCCACAATACTTAAGCAAAAAAATGCCCGGCAGTTGTGGCTACCGGGCCAAATCTCAAGGGGATAAAGCAGTTTCACAGTATCACTTAAGCCTGTGTTCGTAAATGTTCTTTATCCACCATATGAACATATCTTCGCCTAGCGTGTGTTTCATGGTGTTAACACGGTTAGCCACTAGTTGGGCGTTGCCCCGTACGTAAGGGCCGTTGGGGTTTATGCGGTCTATCGAGGCGTTGAAGTCTTTCTTCTTACGGTCTCCGTAAGTGCCATCCCTCTGGTGGGTCATAAGCATGCCCGATAAAGCACATTTACCGTCCTGCATCTCCCACATATCTATAACGTCTTCAGTGGTTAGGTCGTACTGAATGCCCTGCTTGACGCGCTGAGACTTTAACTGGCCGTTTAGAACTCGGAGGTAGGATTCGGGGGTGGCGGAGGTTTTTCTTGATCTTTGGAGGGTAACGCACTGCTGGCAGACTCCCCGCACAAAGCCCTCTTTAAAGTGCTCAAACTGGGACAGCAGCTTAACTTTGTTGCACGAAGTGCACACTCGGGAGCCTTGCGACTCTTTCTTTGCTTTGGTTTCTCTAGGCATATTACTTTTCTACCCACAAAAGAAAGGGGGCCGTAGCCCCCAATCTTAACACCTTTTTGCTTCTTATGAAGCGCCGGGTGAACCGAAGATGCCCAGTGGGTCAGATACGCCGAAGCTGTATCGCTCACGAGCCTTGTATCGGCTGTTGCCTGTGTCGAAGTCTGCGTCCATGCTAGTTTGCATAGGTGAGCGGACAAAGTGCTTCAGGCCGTTAGGTACGTCAGTCATCAAGAACCACGCATTGGTGTCAGTCAGGTAGTTATTTACTGTGTAACCACCGGGGATTGAACCATTGTTGCGGATTGCATTGATGTCGTTGTCCGCTGTAGACACACGAAGCTCAGTATCCAACAGGCGCGTTGCAACGAATTGCAGGCTTGGTGGAATAACCAGCTTAGTAGGCTTAGCAGCGATCAGGAGGCCGCGCTCATCAGTCCAACCAGCGATCTGGATAACGGCAGCTTCGAGTGAAGTTTCGTTAAGGTCAGTACCGACAGTTGGGCGGTTTGAGTTAGCACCACCAGAAACGAGAGGGTGGTCAGTCGCACACAGTGCTTTGCCGTCGCCGTAGGTAGTACCAGCAGCGAATGCGTTGTTGAGGATGCTAGCACCCTTAACTTGCTTAGTGTACGCCATCGCACGCGCGAGAGCTTTTGTGTAACGTGAAGAGAGTGAATCGTAGAGGTTATCTTCGATTGCTTCTTCAGTTAGTGAAAAGCCCATGGCAACTGTCTCGTGAGTGTAACGAGCAGTCCACGCTTCTTGTGCGTTGTCATATTCGATTGCAGAACCTTCACCCTTAACAGGCGCGGCACTGAAACCGGACAGCTTAGTTTCTTCCTCGAAAGACCGCTCCGAAGATTCAGTCTCGAAGATTTCAGCAGCCTCATCGCCATACTTAGCGTATTCGAGGCCGAATAGGGCGTTTAGACCCGGTAGTAGCTCCTTAAGGAGTTGCGCTCTTGAAATAGCCATGTGCTAGTCTCCTTATACGCCAGTAGTTGAGTTGTACTGGTGAGTGTTCATCTTGACGATGATTTCGACAAACGCGTCGGCACCAGTTGCGGTTTCAGTAACTACGTCGATTACACGAAGAGGCAGTGTGGCAGTAGTTGCCTCTGTGCCTGCTTCCGCAGATTGACCTGAGTTACCAGTGTTAGCGTCGCCAGAACCGAGAACCACCGACATGTTTGAGCCTACCGCAGCGCGTGCTGCTGTGCCCATAACGCTAGAGTCGTTAGTTACGGCTGTCTTAAAGGCAACCATGGGATCGTCTACTACGATAGCGTAAGCGTCAGTAACGCTAGTGCCGGGGTAGTATTGAGCTGGTGTGAACTGATCCAGAGAGTTGACGTACTGGACGCCTACACAAACACCGACCATTACGCCGTCGTCTGCACCTGTGAATAGTTCTGCTGTGCCGCCCGTTACGAGTTTAACCAGATCACCGTTGTAGATAGCCGTGTTGTAGTCACTCGCGATAGGGATCAGGCGAGTTTGACCAGCGTAAGGCGTACCGTCAATACGGTTTACCGGCTGAAAGCCGTAGGGAGCGCTGACTGTTGGATAAGCCATTTCTTAACTCCTAAAAAATTAATTTCCGCTGCCGAAAGTAACCTTCGACTTTCTGTCGTGAAACAGAGGCATACGAGGATCATTTTCGCGCATCAGGTTATTGTCCACCGAGTGAATCTGCGAGTCAGCTTGCTGCTTATAAAACGCATTTCGCTCTTGGACAAGCTCTTCTGGGGCCTTACACAGCATCAAACCGCCAACGATGACATTATCCTTAAACCGCTCGTCAGAAACGGTGTCGGTAAATATCTCGGGGTGGTCCACTGCACGTACGGGTTCCCAGCCTTCACGTATCTTCGAGGAGACATTAGTAGCGTCAGATTGACCGTTAGTTGAAATACGAACCCAGTGGTAAGTGTAGCCGTCTTCAGGCTTGGGGTCAGGCAACACAGTAGGTCGCGTCCACGCCGTCTTACGGACTTTCTTAGTACGGGTCTCAAGTTCTCTATCTAGTCTATTTTGAGCCATTATTGCTTCCTCATTAATGCAGCCTGTTGTTTGGCGTAATCTTCCAGTGGTACTCCAAGTTTTTTCGCGATAGCTATCTGTGATTGCGTTAGCCTAATTTTCTTAGGCGCTGTGCTCCGCGTAGCGGGAGCAACCACGTTGCTAGATTTTCTTTGAGTACTATCTGGTTCGTCTTCTATCCCATCATCAAACTGATCGGGGAATACTGTTCGCATACGAGAGTTAATTTTCTCGTAGTATTCATCGGATCGCGGGTCAACCCCGTCTTTCGTTAACTTGTTATGCAGCCCTAGCGCAAACGCAGTCATTTCGTCATCAGAGCCGAACCATGGGTTATCATCGCGCCATGTTTCCGCTTTCTCATCACGCTCGACTTGCGGTTGAGGTGCATTTACCTGCGGTTGTACAGGACTAGTTGTTGATTGTAAAGAAGTTTCTCTCTGTCCCACCTCTTTAGGTTTCAGCCCGTTTACTCGCTCCATACGGATTTGAGCCGTATTTAGCATAGTCTGAGCTTCTAGAATAGCATCAGGGTCTCCAGAGTCATAAGCTTGCTTATACTGGGCCTTAGCCATGGAAAGCTCACCTTCCACTTGCTTTTTGGCGGCGGTAATCAAAGAGTTGTGGCTCTGGTCTACCGAACCCTTCAGCTTGTTGTTCTCTTCCAACAGCGTCTGAGCCATGCGTACCGCTTCCTCGCGGTCACGCTCTTCTTTCCGATAACGCTCAGTCAGTTTCTTAATGCGCTTCTGTACGCTCTG